CTGAGGATTACTCCTGAAATCAAGATAGGGCATCAGTTACACTACGAAAGTGAACTTCAGAAGGAGCCGATTTGTTCTCAGTCGACCTTTCTAAGGCGACTGATCGGTTCCCGTCTGAATTTCAATTGGATTTAATGACAACCATCTTTCCATGACTGAAAGGTCATGAAGATGATTTAATTAAATTCGTCTTTCGTCCTAATGTGAATTATTTCGAGGACGGAATCAAGGAGACTTCATATGCAGTTGGCTCGCCTATGGGAACGTATTGTTCCTGGGCTAGCTTTGCATTGAGTCATCACTTGATTGTACGACTCGCTGGTAGACTCGCGAAGGTCCAAACTAGGAACCAATATATGATCATTGGTGACGATATTGTCATCAAAGGTCGTAAATTGGCTGAATCCTATATGAGGATTATGGATAATCTTGAAGTTGGTTATACCAACGAGTTTACCTCTACTAGGGGTAACTCCGTCGCTGAATTTGCTAAACGCTTATTCAGAAACGGTCAAGAATTATCTCCTTTGCCGAGTAGACAACTTGGGCATGGATTTCTATCTGAAATTCAATTCCTAAATGTTGCTATCGACAGAGGACAAGCTCTTCCTGAGTTTGACTCTATTCGATATCCCGGGAACGAAAATAAATTTCGTTCTCTGCTCGTCAGCACTTACATCTTTAGAATTCTAAAGGGAAGTGTGGTAGACAAAGGCCGGATTGAATCCGTAACCAGTGAACTACACGAGGCTATATATAATATGGCCAATGACGAGTTAGGAAGCTCAAGGGATCTATTTACTACTCAATCTCGATTTTCCGCAGTGGAAACTCGTGAAAAGGTAATTAAATACTTCCTCCGGTTTCTAGTTTCCTCGAACAAGAAACTAAAACCCGGTTCCAGCGAATGACTATCTGCATTAGATGCAAGTAAGGATGTCGATATTAACGACGATTCTTATTGATCGAAATCATTAGATTTGGATCAATTTGCATGAATGCAACAAATCATGGATTTATCCTACGGAAAATCGGTTGACGATCTGATCGCTCAACCGGAATCCGGATGGCCAGAATTAGTAACTCTGGTTCGAAATAAACCAATACCTGTAAGGGTATCAAGGTATTATATCGATTCTAAATCAAAATTAGACACGAAGACTAAGAATGATTTAGACCAATTCGGTAAAATCCTCGTACAAGTTCAGAAGTCAGGGCTCCTCAATAAAAGTTTCGTTGAGGTGTACCCAGATTTCTGGGAACGTATACTCTATTGTCGTGAGAGTGTACGTACAACGTCCGCTGTGAATCCGCACGGGGCTAGTAGTCCCCATAACGGGATTCTGAGGAAGGAACGAATTTAGATCAATACGACAAATGATCTAAATGAGTTCGTCCCTGGGGCCCTTCTTAGACACTAATCTAAGATGGGC